GTGATGAGGGCAGTGCTAACTGTTCTGACTCTTAGTCGGTCTATGGGAGCTCGACCCAACTTGAAATTGGAATCCATTACTGGACCCTTCTCAGGTGTAGGTCAAACTCTGGCACAGCCGGAGGTCGAGATTGCCCTAGAACGACTTAACATTAATACCTTGAAACTCAAACCATCCGATCCTTGGGTGGTCTCCGAGTCCGCAGGTCCCAACTATCCTAAGGCGACTTGGGGTAGCGCACTTGATGCTTTGGCATACTGGTACAACCCACATGTATTGTGGAATTGGATCAGAGTAGCCGTGGCTCTCAAAGCGTGGTTACTCCTCGCTTGGTTAGTGTTGGTGATGACCTGTGGCCTACCTGTCGTCCTTGTGCGACTAGTCGGAGGGAGAGCACCTTACAAGCTGGGACAGCTTCGTAAGCTCTTTGAGGCTAACGGGAAGGTTAGGGTAGTTGCAGTCACAGACTGGTGGACTCAAGCTTTGCTTAAGCCACTCCATGACGGGTTGTATGGATTACTCCGTACAATCCCAATGGACGGTACCTTTGATCAACTCGCGCCGATAAGACGGCTATCAGATCTTAGACCTGATAGTCAGCTCTTCTCCTTTGATCTTTCAAGTGCAACAGATAGATTGCCCGTAGCCCTCCAAGTCCAAGTGCTTGAAGCACTTGGCTTCCATGCTTCGGGAGCATGGGCTCACTTGCTTACAGCACGTGAGTGGTGGTTAGGTCGCAAGATACTAAAGTACGCCGTTGGACAACCCATGGGAGCTTACTCCTCATGGGCCATGTTAGCCCTAACCCACCATCTGGTGGTGCAGGTTGCTGCTTACCGCGCTGGGCATGCTGGAACGTTCCCATACTATGCTGTTCTTGGCGATGACATAGTCATCGCTGATGAACAAGTAGCCAAGAACTACCAAATGCTTATGAGCTATCTAGGCGTCCCGATCAACCTAAGCAAAAGCTTAGTGTCAGAGAGGTCCCTAGAGTTTGCAAAACGATGGGTCCACTTCGACCATGGGGAATTCTCCCCAATAGGGTCTGGTGTTATCCTCGGGTGCGTACGCAGTCCTCGGATGTTACCCATGTTGATTGCAGAGCTGGCCAATAAAGGCTATACCTTTTATCCAAGCATGGTGAAAGAGCTCTTCAGGATTGCCCGGGTGTCTTCCTTGAGAAGGAAGATCCCGCAGGTGCAATTCCTGTTGAGTTTACTAGCACTCGGTCCTTCAGGAGGCCACTGGAAGGGAGGCCAGATAAGCACTTTCGTGCAAGTCTGGATCTCATCCCTAGCAATGGGGGTTCCTCCCGTCAGAGCTTTACACATAGTCCACGAAGCTTTGCTTCGTGTGGCTATACATAAAGTTAACCGAGCGGTTGTGAAACGCAAAGAGGCGCTTGACCAGTTCTTTCAGAACTGGGCCAAGTACACCATCCTTGGTGACACGCTAGTAAGGGGAGCCCTTTCTGTCCCCTTAATGCTAATTGCACCGGGAGTATGGGCACACCTGTGGGCACTGAAAGCTGAGCTCTCAGTGTCCTTCCGTCACGGAATTCCTAGTCCTGATGGAATTGACCCGGATGACTTACTCAGAATGAGTAAGGAGGTTCTTGGTGATGTCTCAGCATTGCGCTGGAGCGAAAGAGCAGCTGTGCTGAACTTCCTTGAAAGCCAAGAGGAATTCCTCAAGGCAATCACCGAGGTCAAAGACCTCGACTCGCGCGACCTGGAAACAGCCAGAATGACTCCAATTAGGCATCCAGTATCAGTCCTCAGGGCTGAAACTCGCGTAACGAAAGTTACAGGATAGACCATGC